CCGAACGAATAGTTTGAAAGACTCAGCCATTTACACCTCGTCACGGGCTCCAGCACCAAAACCATGATTATTCTACGGCGGGGCAACCCATGGCGAAAGATGGAACGAACCGAGGCGGGCGCCGCGTCCGTGCGGGTGCGAAGCCGGAACCGTTGCGTGAGAAGCTCGCCGCCGGTAAGCCTGCAACCCGACTGGCCGACCCCGAGGTTTTCGAAGGCCCCGACCTGCCAGCCACGGACATTGGCGAGGGCGCGCTGCTTGACGGTGAGGCCATGCCAGAGCTGTCCGAATACCTGTCTGCAGTGCAGCGGGACGGCAGTGACCTTCTGTTTGAGGATCTGTCTGCTCGTTGTGCGGTGGAGGTGATGGCGACTAAGGGCCGGATCATCGTGGCTGGGGAAATCACCTCCAGCGTCAAGGTCTCCATCCGGGCCGCTGTACGCCGCGCCCTGACCCGGGCCGGCAACATCAAACCCGACAAAGCCAAATCCACCGAGAAAATAGACGGAGTCGTCGCCACCATCATGGCCCTAGACCGAGCCATCCGAAACGGCAGCGGACATGTCAGCGGCAGTGTCTACGACCAGCGCGGGTTACTCGTTTTGTAAAGAAAGATGCGGGGGGAGATTGGAAGAAAACAGTGATCTCACCCCACATCGATTATGAAACGATGGCTAAAGCAACTGTGAAGCCTCTTCAAGAAGAGCTTCTGAACTCCAGACCTTATTCATTGGCCCTTGGCGAGACGGCAAATAATTATGCGCGTACCGATATGAGTCATGATGATCAAAGGGCTTCACTAGGAAGCAACGTCCACCAGACTTGCTGAACACATTAGGCACCCATCCCTCGACATGCCCGCCATCTAGGATGAACCCAGCATAAGAGGCCACGACGATCGACTTATTGGCGACCAAAAAATCAGTATCCTCCTGGCTTACACGCCAGTGTCCAGTGACTCGAAGCGTTCCTTCAACAATCTGCGCCCAGGTGTCAGTAGAAACGTTACGGCGGACTTCATCGAGCACATCATTGCGTCGTCCCCATGTAGCATCGAAATACAAAGAAGGACGAGCCGCCTGTTTTTCGACTCCCATCGAACAGACTAGAGCTTTCTGTCCTTTTTCAACCATTAAGGGGCGATTTCGAGCAGAAGACAGGTATCCAATGTCCCAACCGGAATACTGTTGATTTCGCTGATTCGCGCCATCTGGAAATACTGAGATGAGATTGAGATCGATGAGTTTGCTCAACGTGTTAGAGCCAACTCCGAGGATTTCCTTGGCGGTTTCGAAGCCGTAAACGGCGTTATCAAAGCTGTACATGACAGCCTCCTTCGCTTTGTTCAGGTAGCAGTTGATTCGTACTACGTGACGTCAATCTTTCGTTTGGATTCGGCAAACTACTAATGCAGCGAACCGCTCCACTAGCAATTAGAGCACGGCACACACATCATGTCAAGTGTGACTAGATAGATTCGCCTAGTCTCAATTTTTAGGTAGTAGATATGGGTTTATTTAATTGGCTGCGCGGCGACACCGTCCGCACCGCTGATGGCCACGCGATTGGTACTGGTTATAGCTTTTTCTTTGGGTCGACGTCGTCGGGTCGTCCGGTGACAGAACGTAGCGCGATGCAGATGACTGCCGTCTACTCATGCGTGCGTATCTTGGCTGAAGCTATTGCTGGTTTGCCGTTGCACGTCTACCAGCAAAGCAGTGATGGTGCGAAGGTGAAGGCCTTGGATTATCCGTTGTATCTGCTTCTTTATGATGAGAACCCAAAAGAAGCACCAGCGGCGGGTGCATAGCCGACACCACGGAGGCGACCTTCACCCGGCTCACCTACATCGCCCTCGCACACCTCCACCTCAGCGTGGAACAGGCAGAGCTGATAGTGTTCGGGGTGCTGCTCGACCTGGTGGACTGCTAGCGCATCGAGACCGGCCGTGCCCAGCCGAAACGGGTGTGGTTTATTGATGATGTGATCCCGGCTGGAATCTAGGTATCAGTGGGTACTGTTGAGGACGCAGGTGGCTATGAGCTGGTCGATGCGCCGCACATCAATTTTCCTACCCAATTTGATTTTGAGATGACCGGCGCGTGTCCAAAGCTCTACTTCAGCATTGAAATCGATTCGTCCCGCATTCTCGGTTGACCACATGTTGATGGATGAATACGGAATCGAATAGATTTCAACCTTCTTCCCAGTCAAGCCTTGTGAATCACGTACAATAAGCCGCTTTGAAGTAAAAATAGCCGAATCTCGAAAAGTCTTGTATGCCGCGTAGGGTTGTTCTCCTTGGACGAGAAGCTGATTGACGTCCTGCGGAATGGGTACTTCTTCAAAGAAAGTCCATTCGGTGATGCCTGAAGTCTCCATGATTATTCCTCGTTGAAGCTCGTCGTTGATTCTTCCATCCCCGACTATTTCACCCCCTAAATAGTTAAGGAAGCGTAACACGCATGGCTGACTCGAGTTTTGGTTTGAAGATTGGTTTGGAGGGTGAGCGGGAGTTCAAGCGGGCGATCACGGATATCAACCGTGAGATGCGGGTGCTCGGCTCTGAGATGAAGCTCGTGGCCTCGTCGTTTGATAAGAACGACAAGTCCGCCGAATCCCTCACCGTCCGTAACCAGGTGCTGGGCAAAGAAATCGAAGCTCAAAAGTCGAAGATTGAGACTCTGCGCGCTGCGCTCGAAAATAGCGCTTCCTCGTTTGGTGAGAACGATTCGCGGACGAAGAACTGGCAGATCCAGCTCAACAATCCCAGCCAAGCCCCGTATCTCTGGGCCACAAGCACCCACCCTGGCACGCAGGAAGGTCGCGGCGTATGCGCGTGTATCCACTGACAGGGGAGAGCAGTACTCCTCCTACCAAGCGCAGGTGGACTACTACGCCACCTACATTCAAGGCCGACCTGAGTGGGAGTGCAGAAAGTATTGCACTCTCACTCAGGGATGTTGCTGACATCAATAGACAAGATGTATGCCGCTACAAGGCTCAGAATGAGGACGATAACGGTCACTGCCGCCACGACGAATTTTCTTACCACAGTTTCGGCAGAGGGTCGTGAAACCTCGGCTAAAGTCAACACCCTACACGCATTCATGAAAGCGACAACTAGCCAACACAGTAAACCAAGGCTTGTTACGAACAACATTCGGTCTACCCAGACCTCTGACACAAACTCGACCGGGTAAGGATAACGTTGAAAAATCCTGATTGGGAGATCACTAAACCAGCCGTACGACACCGGTAGCAACAGTACAAGCCCTGCCCACCAGAAAACTCTCCTGATTAACCCCTGTATATCGCCGATTGAAGTAATCAAATTCTTCATCGTTTAACTGTACCGGCAGGTATGCCGGAAAGTCGCGAGTTGGTCTCAATCAGAGGAAGCGTTAGAAGGGGTACCAGCACACTGCGTCTAGCCGTCACCTACTGCTGTAGGGGAACGCAAGTATGCTCACGTGAAGGAGGAATCGGTGGCAAAAGATGGCACGAATCGTGGCGGACGCCGGGTGTGTGCGGGTGCGAAGCCGGAACCGTTGCGTGAGACTTGGGCGTGGTTGGACGTGCGTGGTGCGCCCAGTTCGTCGCCCCACGCTTGATCGAGTCATATGCGCAGGCGTTCGCGCGTTATGTGCACTGTGAGCAGGCGATCTTGAAGTCCGGCCTGCTTAGCAAACATCCGACGACGGGCGCAGCTATCGCCAGCCCTTTTGTTGCGATGCCGTAGTCGTTTGGTAAGCAGGCGAATGTGTACTGGTACGAGATTTACGAGATCGTCCGGGCTACCGCGACCCGCGACTACTCGGGGGCGACGCCTGCGGATCAGTTGATGGAACGCCTTCTTGACTAACCACCCCGCCCCGTGGCGTACACCGTGTACGTCCTGAATTCTTGCCCGCTCACTGCCTGTGGTGTGCGGGTTCTTCTGTATTGACCCCAGTTGATTGGAGCAAGCCCTGATGACGAGTATCCGTACGTGTGAGTCCACCTGTGTTGGTCACCCGGACAAGTTGTGTGACCTGATTGCTGACACGGTCCTGGATGACCTTCTGTTTGAGGATCTATCGGCTCGTTGTGCGGTGGAGGTGATGGCGACCAAGGGCTGGATCATCGTGGCCGGGGAGATCACCTCCAGCGTCAAGGTCTCCATCCGGGCCGCTGTACGCCGCGCCCTGACCCGGACAGGCGGTGAGGGAGCGTTCGTGCTCACCGGCGCGGGTGATCAGGGCACGGTGTACGGGTATGCGACCGACGAGACACCCGAGTATCTGCCGCTGCCGCTGGTGATCGCCCATGAGATCTGCAAGCGCCTCGATGCTGCGCGCATGGAGGGCACCATCAGCGGTATCAGCTCGGACGGCAAATCCCAAGTCTCACTGCGCTACGAGGGAGAGCGCGCGGTGGGAGTTGCGGCTGTGGTCGTGTCTATCCAGCACACCCAACCCGGCCGCAACACGGCTGAGCCCAGCATCGACGACGTCATCCCTGTAGGGATCTGAGAGCTGGTGCTCTACAGCAGGCAACCTTGCCGTGAGACAATCGTGTCCACCAACGAGGACTCTCCTCAGTATTCTCGAGAGAATCACGTTTTCAGGTGGACACGAGGTATGCCTGTGTTGTTTGTCTAAAGATCTGAGTTGGGCTATATTAGTATTAATCGTTCAGCCCGCCTCAGAACCTCGGTTTTGGGAGTGGGCTGGATCTTTATTCAGCGGCACACGGGCGGAGACACTGGTGATGAAGCGTGACGAGCAGGCACGGCCGCTGAAACCACCGACCAGTGTGCCTGAGCAGATCGAGTTGCTGCGTTCGCGTGGCATGGCCGTCGATGACGAGCTAGCCAGTCAATGGCTCGAGGCGGTCCTGTACTACCGGCTCTCCGCTTACTGGTATCCGCTGCGCCGCGTGGATACTGAGGAGCATGTTGAGGATGGCTTCGTTCCTGGAGCTGACTTCGCTGACGTCGTGGCGTTGTACGAAGCGGACAGGAAACTACGCACTCTCATTCATGATGGGATGGAAAGGATCGAGGTCGGTCTCCGTAGCCGTCTGACCTCCCTCCTGTGCCGCGACAATGCGCTCGGCTATCAAGAGCGCAGGTTTTACCGGTCAGGTTTTGACCTCGATGGTTGGCTTCGTACTGCTCGCAGGCGTGTTGACCGAGCTGGCGCACACAACACAGCGATCGACCATTACAAGAAGCAATATGGTGGCCAGTACCCATTCTGGGTCCTGAGCGAAGTCCTCGACTTCGGCGATGTCTCCAAGCTCTATCAAGGGCTCACCTACAAGGCGCAAGCGCAGATTGCTGAGACTTTCGGCATCACGATTGACCTGGGTGCTTTGTCGAAGAATGAACGGAAGATCGTCAGGAGGAGGCATCCGCTGGCTTCCTGGTTTGAGCAACTCACCATCGTTCGTAATACGTGTGCACACCACGGCCGGCTGTGGAACAAGTCCTTTGTTCCCGCATCCACTAAGTATGTGCGAACTATCCCAGGCCTCGAATCGCTCCCGGACGGCCAGAGCGAACGCATCTACGGTGCTGTGCTGTTCATGGCGCATCTCCTGAATATCCTGTCGCCGGGGACCTCATGGCCAGTGAAGGTCAACAACCACATCGCCAACTGCTTCTTAACGCTGCCGATGGTTAAAGCCCACAGCTTGGGCATCACCTCAAACCAGACGATCCATCCGGGTAGTTGACGTAATCCGTTTGGCTTCTCAAGCCCAGTCAGCTCGCCCAGGGGCTGAAGCACCACGGTGGTGCTGGGAGCGTTGAGCTTGTTATCGATCCGGTTGAGATTGCTGCTGATCCGGTCTTTGAGCGCGGTGACAAGGGCGTCGTAGGTGCTTAGGTCGGCTTGTTCTGGCATAGGGCCCAGATCGCGCGAAAGCGGCATGCGCTCTAGTAGGGCTGTTGCTTGCTTGTAGGCGCGGCTGAAGGTCTCAAGGGCCTGGACTTTGCGGTCGTATTCGCTGTCGAAGCAAGCTTTGATAGTTTGCTCGAAATCTATGGGCAGGGTTTGCTGGCAGAAGGGGCAGGTGGTTCCTGCGGCCTGGGAGTAGTGGGTGTGGCCGTGGCGCACCCAGTCGGCGGCACCAAGTTTGGACACGAAGCGCGCGTACTCGCTTTTAACGCTGCTGACGATCGGTTCAGCAAGAATCGATTCATCTGGGGTGTGAACCTCGATGTCATCAAGCGGGGCGCATTGGTTTGCGCTACTGTCGTGAGCGAGCCGGTACTGCGCGATAAGCGCCTGAAGGTCATGGTCGACTGCCGTGGTCTGGGCAAGCACGTAGTCGGCGAACTTTTGTTTGCTGCCTCGTACACCGTTAAACGCGAACGGCATTTCAGAGCGAAGGTTCTGAGTGGCACTCCAGCACTGTTCTTCAAACGCTGAGCGCAGTTGTGCTAGCGGACTTCAAGGTTTGACCATTCCCAATGATCTGCCGAACAACTGCAACTACTCCGACCTGTGTAGCGACGGGGATGCGATCAAACTGGCTGCGATGCTGAAAGGATCGGGGGCCGATGACCCCAACCTTCTGTCTCGAACGCTGAGGAGCTACTACAACAATCCAGTTTCGCTACTGCAGCGATTCAAGGCGATCTCTGAGAGTGTTGGTGCAAGCGATGAAAGAACCGCAAAGGACAAGTTCTTTGCAGAAATTGATGGCCTATTGAATGGCATATACGTTGGTCTTCTCACAGACGGTTCCAATGGAGCATACGGCTACTCGGGGGTTGAGCCTGGCAGAAAAACCAAGAAGGCAGCATGTCAAGCTCTAGCTGAATTCATTTACTGATACTGAGGTTGTCATCTGCTTCGTG